CGTCTAGCATCATCACCGACTGTTAATAGCATATCTTGTTTCATTGCGCCAGTATCTACGAAGCCAGTTACAACATAACACGCAGAAGCAATAGCACTCTTCAAGTTACCATACTGTCCAAATTGACGTGGGTTTTTGATAATACCTAATTGACGGAAGTCGTTGTTTACGTTGAAACCCTGATTGGTGTCTTTAGAGATGTTAGTATAGAACATAAGTGTTCTAGCAAACATACCAGTAATAGGATCTTTGCCATGACCACCGTAAGGCGCACGAACAGCACGAGCCTTCGCACCAAACCCACCACCTTCGATAGTTATATTTGCCCAACGATAACCAGTTCCATATCCATCAACTATAATTTTCTTAATAGAACCAGATTCAACGATAGCATGAGCTTCTGCTCCAACACCATCACCATCAATAGTGATTGTTGGGTTTGTTCCATATCCGAAGCCACCAGAAATCACCTGATACGCCATAATACGCCCATCTGGTGTTAACAACTCAGTGTTAGCTTGCATCGTATTAATATCACCTGGACTCAAATCAGCTGTAATCTTAGCTTCTGTTCCGTCACCCTGTACTGTCAAGTTTGCATACGTATAGCCAACACCACCATTATCAATCTGAACACCGATAATTTGTCCATCTACAACCAAAGGAATTAACTTAGCTTCTGATTTAACACCAACAAAATAACCTGTGGCTCCAGCACCACCAGAGACTGGAGAAATTTGTACGTTTGGTAATGAAGAATATCCAGAACCGTATTTAAGCACGACAGTACCTGTTGCTGGAGAACCAACATATGTTAGAGTGGCTGTACCATCTGTAACAGAACCAGAAGTGTGTGTTGGTGCCACAGAATCTGTAGTACCTGCAACAGTAACTGTATACAAACGGCTAGAGTAGAATAGTTGTGTTCCAACAGTGTATGTTGTAGATTCCTCCCACTCAGTGCCAAATTTCGCTAATGGAATAGAAGTGTATTCTTCACCAGCATCAGATACATAAACTCGTTGTACGCCAGTACCACTCATAACGGCAGCACCTACGAAACCAGATCCACCGCCACCAGTTAATGTGACTTCTGGAGCAGATGTATAACCAGATCCAGGGTTCGTGATGTTAATTTCTAAGATAGAACCATTTAGAGTTATACCAGTGACAGCCCCAGCTGTTATATTAACAGATCCAGTGACACGTGTTCCGATATACTTTAATGAAGCTGTACCGTTTGCAACTACACCAGACTTATGTGATGGTGCTGGAGACGCTAGTGTACCAGATACAGTAGCTTCATAGATGTTATTTTCGTGTTCTACTTTTTGACCAAGTAGAATACCTACGTCTGCTGTCCAAGAGTTAGCGCCAGCGAATGGCGGGTCAATAGTGACTGTTGCTCCAGAAGTGTACCCAGTTCCAGGTGCAGAAATTTGCACGTTCTGTAATAATAGAGGATCCGATTCACGATAACCATCACCAGCTACAGAAATAGAAGCAAACGTGTAATCCTTGCCCATATTTTCTAAGACAACATTGAGAATCTCTCCGTTGGAATAGAACTGTGAGCGAATAGAGTTAACGACAGGCATATAAACGTCTGTCAAGAATTTGTTGCGCAGAGCGATTGGAATACTATACAAATATTTCCACATGTAACCATCTGGCATAATAACTGGATCTACAACAGTACCGATTGGTTTGTATGTAGAAAGAGCATTGTTGTTATTGTCTAGACACTTATATACGTTGTATTCGTCTGTCATAACAACACAGTTGATGTCTTCTAGACGCTGAGCGCCAGAGTATGCTATAGCAACAGAAGCAGTTGCAGTAGCACCCTCACCACCACCTCCAGTGATTTCTACTGTGGGAACAGAAGTATAGCCTCTACCACGTGAGACCATATCGATGGAAATAATGACACCGTCTTGGATAGTTGGAACAGCAATGGCACCAGTACCACCACCACCAATAATAGAAATTGTAGGTGGATCTGAATATCCATAACCACCTGAGATTAGGTTAACACCTTGAACTTCATCGCTATACTGATCGTCGTACATGTCCCAGATCTGACCAGTCACCCAGTCTACACGTGGAATGACGAATGACACGTCTGTACTCTTAATTTCTTTTAGAGTGATCATTTCGTTACGTGTTTGTAACTCATAATCAAAACTGTCAATTGGATATGGAGGAGTTGTATCGTCCGTCCAACTAACAGTCTTTCCTAAGAAATAGTAGTAACGTGCATTTCGGTTCTGGATCTCATCGTACAGAGCCTCTGCAATAGAGTTATGTAGAGGAGACTTCAGTAAAGAAGATGAGCTCATTGAATTTACCTAAAGATTAGCTTACTGTAACAACCCAAGTGATAGCGATAGAGTCGCCAGCAGCCTTGTTAACAACTGGGAAAGTTGTACGGCATAGCATTGTACCAGAAGAAGCAGCATTGAAAATACCAGCTTCAGTAATAGCACCAGTACCAGTACCTGCTGGGAAAGTAGCAGTAGCAGTAACTTGGTTAGATGAAGATGAGAAAGAAGCCAAAGCTACACGACCAGCTTCAACGCCTAGTGTAGTGTTACCTACAGCTGGAGTTGCAGTACCAGTACCGATAGCCATATAACCCATAACTGTTGGGATAGCTGAACCCTGCATGCGAGCAGCGATATAAGTCTTGCCTGCAGAAACAACTAGGTTCTTAACCTTGTGTTCTTCTTTAACATTACCAGCAGCGTCCAAAAGTTGGATAAGAACTTGTCCAGTTGCTTGTAAGTCTTCGTTTTGTTGAAATTCCATAAAATTCTCCTATGAGTAATTGGGTTAACCAGTAAATTCGACAGCGTTACCTACGTATAAACCACCATCATTCAAGAAGAAGCCAGCTTCTCCATACGGGTTAATATCGATAAGACCACCTGAATCTGTGGCTGCAGCATCATCGTTTCCACTATAGTATGATGGGTCGATAGTAGTTGAGTAAACGAATGCTGGTGTCGTTCTATTTAGGTCAGTATCATTGGCTGCGTCAGTGTCTGACATAACAACCAACTCAGGATCCTGATCGTTTCCATTGTTTAGATAATGATTTGCTTCTAATGATTTGCTAAAATCGATATTATCTGCACCAATTCTAGTTCCACCGCCAGCATAACCAATAGCCTGTTCAACCATAGTGGTTGTCTCAGTATCATACGCTAGGTCGTAGTTAAGATGTGTCGAGTCTAATAACTTTGTTTGTTCAAATGATGGGTTAGTCCTATCTCCATTGACACCATCTACATCTAACATATAGACAGATTCAGAATCTGTCGTTGTTCCATCGTTGATATAGTGGTTAACAGATAGAGTTTTGATTGTATCAAAGAACGGCATCGTTCTAGTATCGTCAGTCACATCTCCACCATCAGCTAAAGAGATAGACTGAGGTTCAATATCTCCGTCATAATTTAGGTTAGTTCCATCAATCGGTTTAGACAATGTCAGATAAGGCATTGTTCTATCACCATCCAGAGTCAATCCTAATTCTCTCATGGTCACATATTGACCTTCTACTGCACCATCGTGGTTTGCAGTCTGATCATCAAAATACTTACCAAAATCTTTAATTTCAGTTAAGGCTTCTGCTGTTACTTCATCTGGAACAGTGACCGCCAAAATCTTAACTAATGATTCTAGGGTCTGGCTAACGTCGAACTCATTGCGAATATCATACTCACCAAAGATGGCCATACCAGCAGGGTGAATCAAGTTCTTAACTGCAGTCTTGTATGATTCTAGAGCCTCGTCAATCTTAATAACATAAGAATATGCTTGATAGTAGCGACTGTCTTGGATAAAAATAGCATCATCCAAGAATCCATCGTTGTTAACATAGTAGCCTGGATACTTTGCAAGTGGACCAAGAGAACATTTAATGATGGCTGGATCGTTATCTGTGACAGTTGAGTCTACGCTAGAGATACCAAATTCACGCATAACAATACCAGCATATGTACCATCAAGCGCTGGTCCACCAGTCTCCCCAACCCCAGCCATGTTATAGTCTGCAGTGTTGATCGTTCCAGATTCTGCAAAACCATCAAGTTTCTCGCTAATGTTTAGCGTAGAAAGGATATGTCCTCCAGGCTGAACAGTATCGATGCGTTGAATAACAGTACCAGCAGTACCCGAAACGTCTTGTCCAGATTTAGCAGAAATTGTTGTCGTGAAGTCAGTTGTGTAACCAACACCATACTTAATGAATTGTGCTTGCGCAATACCACCATTGGAGTCAACACGAGAAATCTTCATGATGGATCCATATCCATCAAAGTTCTTAATGTTATACAAGTCGCCGATCTTGAAACCAGATCCAGGTTTTTGAATCTCTAGTTTAGATGTTGTTGCTAGAATTTCACCAGTAAAGTAAATACCATTAACATCATCACGATAGCGCAGTCGATCGCCAACAGAAATGTCACCGAAGAAACGGCGATCAATGTAGTATTCGTATACATTATCAGAAACCTTAACTACACGATCTACTTCGATCTCAACATACTGACGTCTATCAACTAGAACACGAATGATTCGGTTGGGTGTAACAACATCAACCAACTTACCAATAGGGTCATTTGGGTGACCTGTGAGAATCTTAATGAAGACAGAAAC